TGGTGTAAAACCTGTAATCAACCTTCTCAAGTTTGTGAGTGCAAGCCCGCATTCGAGCCCCATTTCGGTATTCAATTGGCGCATACCATGAAGAAATACTCAGATAAGTGGACTCTTGTTGCTGAGCGTAAAACTAGATTCTTTGCTTCGAATATTGAGGATGTCACTAATAAGCACCTCATTACGATGCTAGATTGGTTTGAAACTTCGAGTTTTGCAGTTTGGACAAATTACGTGCCTGATTCTTTGATACAAAATCCTTGGATGCGTGCTGTAATCATGTTTTTTAATGCAGATATCATTGAAGTGCGAATTCGAGATGCTGTCCGGAACTACTGGATAGTTATTAGTGTTATTACGTGCTTTGTTGGGTCATTTTCGTATACCTTGGCTGGTATTCTATTCATAGCCATGGGTTTTTCCTTTATATCTTACTACGCTACAATTGTAGAAGGTGTGAAGGAAACGTATTACGCTGAAGTTAAAAAACGGCGTGATATTATGCCTGACCTATTTGTTAAAGTTCGTGAGAATCACATGAAATATGTTTGTGGAGCAATAGCTGGTTTCTCTGTAATCTGGGGAGTTGTTAAAACTGTCCAGGCTTTTCGAGCAATGACCACCATTCAGGGGGTTTTGCAACCGAAAAGTGTTGCCGAAATTAAGCAACGAGAATCCGAGCCGAATGTTTGGTTACCTACTGCGGTTAAGAAGGTATCTGGGATTTTTCCCCATGCCATTGAACACTACAGTAGTATTGCTCGAAAGAGTTTGTGGTACTTCAGTTATGAAGTTGATGAAAAAATTAGATTTTGCGACGCATTTATGGTGCGTACAAATATTCTGATGATTCCATATCACATGATTCCCGAGAGCAACGCAAAGGCAACCATTAAGAAACGGGGCCAATCTATAAGCTTTATTATTGATCCGAAGAGCATTTACCGCCTTCCGAACACTGATTTTGCTTTGATCTACGTTTCCAATAGTGGTGATTGTCCAAATTTAATGAACAATTTTGCCGATGAAATTTCTCCGAAGAGTGTTCCCTGTGTTAGCTACTATGTTGACGAAGCAGGGGAAATGTCTTCTGATAATTTCTTGTGGCAACCAAACAATTCTGTTAGCAATGGACTGCATTCGTTTCGAGGATCTTACTATTCGATGTCTAAACCCACCTTTGGTGGTCAATGTATGACATGTTGTGTTTCGGAGGGAAAACAACATCATATATTGGGATTTCATTTGGGTGGACAAACTGGTCGTGTAGACGGCTGTGGAGGTGCTATTACTCGTCCTGAACTGGACGTTGGAATATACAATCTTCTCAAGCTAAGTCCCAACTTCACTTTGGGACCAGACAGGACAGATTTGCCCGATAAGATTTTAGGTAAAAAATATGACGTTAGTGGTGGAGTACATTACAAATCTCCCATTAACTGGGTGCCGGACGATGCGGCGGTTGTAGCTTATGGCGAAGTAACCGGACGCTCCAGTACGACATCCAAAGTCACAGAATTACCAATTTCGCCCGCGGTGACTGAGATCACCAAACAGGAAAATTTGTGGGGACCTCCGCAATTTGCTCCTCCTAAAATTCGTAAGGATGGGGAGACAATTAAGGAGTCGTGGCGACCATGGGCTGCATCGTTAGAACATTGTTGCCAACCTAGTATAGGGTTTCCCGCATCTGATGTTGACATGGCCTGTGATGATTATTTACTTGATCTAAAGGAATGTTTCGATAGTCAGTCTGAGAAATGGTGCTTAGAAATGAGACCATTGACTGATGTAGAGACAGTTTCCGGTATCGATGGATGGAAATTTATCGATAGAATGAAAATAAATACATCAATTGGATTCCCGGTGGGGGGATCCAAAGAGCCACATTTGGTCTACTTGGACCCTGAGGGATATGATAACATAACTGAGCCTATTACTTTTGAGGCACATATTATGAAAGAGTATCATGAAGCTCTTGATATGTGGGCAGCTCGACAATGCAGGAATTGCATTTTCGGATCTGCTCTCAAGGATGAGCCAACCCTTAAAACCAAGGAAAAGGTTAGAGTTTTTCAAGCGGCTCCCATTATTTTACAATTGGCTATTCGTAAATACTATTTGCCTATCGCTCGCTTTCTTTCGTTAAATCCGTTAGTAGCTGAGTGTGCAGTTGGTATTAATGCCAGTGGAAGAGAATGGGACGAACTTGCCAAACATATGAACAAATTTGGGAAGGACCGAATACTTGCTGGAGATTACTCCAAATACGATTTACGTATGCCAGCGCAGCTAACACAAGCGGCGTTTGGTGTAATGCATCGTATTGCCAAATGGAGTGGCAATTATTCGACTAAGGATATAACTATCATGGAGTCCATATCATTTGAAGTTACCAGTCCTCTGGTAGCTTACAATGGGACTTTGATGCGATTTTTAGGAACTAATCCTTCAGGTCAAAATATGACAGTGTATATCAACTCAATAGTTAATTCGATTTTGAATCGTTTAGGCTTTTTCCATGCCTACACGCAGAATACTATTGAAGAAGACAAACCGGGTTTTGCTGCCAAGTTGGGTAGACCGGTTAGGTTTAGGGATTGTAACTCTATTGCAATCTATGGTGATGATTTAAAGGGATCAGTCATAGAAGGATTGGATAGACATAATCATGTATCTTTTGCTAAATTTCTGGCGGATAATGATATGAAATTTACAATGCCCGACAAGACATCCGACCCCATTCCATTTATGGAGGATGGGGCTGCGGATTTCTTGAAGCGCAAAAATCGTTACGATGAAGAATTGGATTCTATCGTAGGGATGTTGGATGAAATGTCGATTTTTAAGTCGCTGCACTCAGGATTACAGTCGAAAGACTTAAGTCCGAAAGAGATTTCAGCACAGAATATCGATGGGGCTCTCCGTGAATGGTTTTTTCACGGTAGAGAAATTTTTGATTTGAGAATGGAACAAATGACGGAAGTCGCTAAGATTTCCGGAGTTTTTCCATTAACTCTCGGGGTGGACTATGAAGAACGTGTTCTGCTTTGGAAGCAAAAATACAACTCTTAAAGTCCAGTAACATAGACCTGCATGTCTATAAACTGCAAACATTTGGTTCTACATTTGGCCTATAATGGGTGATAAAATTCCTTTTCTTTTGGCCTTTTTCTATTATGGAAGCCCTGGTATTTGTAGAATAGTTCCATCCGCAAGGATGTGGGGAGCTATTTAGCTCCGGCTTGTGCCATTACTTACGTTAATTCGGGTATTTGAACGCACACAACCCTAGAAAACATCCCTTAGGAGGATCTCAGCTGAGCACTGAGCCTTCAATAAGTATATTTCTAGCTTGCTACTAAATCAAAAGCGCAACCCCCAGCGCATAAGGGGGAAAGTAGTTCTGCTGACTTAAGTGCAGAAAAACCACAGTGCCCAAAACCGGCAATTATTACACGTGAAGTGAGTGATTGTGTTGGGTGGAGTGTTCCGGGACCGTTAGACGTCTCACACTCCGAGAAGCATGGCTTCGAACCCCAGTCTGGAGAGGCTGGAGTCGGAGTGGGTACTGGTGCTGATCATG